ATGAGTGCCAGTCTCTGTAAACGTTTGGAAGAAATCGAGGAAAATATTAAAACACTCACAAGTCAATTCCTGCACGAAGCAGACGAAATAAAAGCTGATTTCGAGGATATTAATGAGCAATTACGACAAACTTTAGCCGTCATTCAGCAATTGCTTGCATAAAGGGAGGAATTTATTTTGATCACTGACTTTGAAAAAAGCCTTTTGGTTGACATTTTTACTACAACAACAAGAATTAGGGCAACACAAAGAGCAATTCTTGCTTTAGAAAGGCAAGCTACTTTCGGTTTCGCAGTGCTACTCTCTACGCTGTCTAATGAGAGTAAAGAGCCAAGCGAAAAAGAAGATATTCTACTTGCACTCACATTCGCCCTTAGCGGACTGGTAAGTCAAATCAGAACATTGCGTGAATTTTTACAAGGACTGCAACAAGAATTAACGTTGGAGACGAACGCACTGGAAAAAACCCTCTGAATAATGACCGCAAACCACCCTGCGAATTCAAACGAGCCAAGCTGGGTGGTTTGTTCTATCCAACATCTACATAGGAAAAATTGTTAGATCAGTATGCATACTGGTAGTCGATCATTGCAGTCTTTGGATTTTCGGCTTCTCAATTAGTTTCTTATCTTCATGAAACTGATGTAACATTTCTGCATGTTCTGGCAAGATGAATTTCGTTACAAGCGGATCAAGAATTTTGCTAGCCAACAAAACATCTCCTTAAAATGCGAATATGCGTTCTTGTTTTATTAAATCTTGAAGAGACTATGCAATGGGTAAAATTACATGTTCAATAAATCTGCTAACCAATAAAAAATTATTTCTTATAATAAAAATATTTTTTAAAAATGTATTATATTTACATTTATTGCAATATTATGTTATTATATAGAGGTAATAGCCTAACCATTTAAGGAGAGTGATCATTTTGAGAAAAGCTTTAGTTGCTTTAGGAGTACTTGCAATGGTTACAGCCGCAGTTCCAGCATCAGCTTCAACTCAATTCTCTGAACCTAAGGAAATTACAGCATATGGAGATGTACAGTTTGGACAGACGGTTACGCATAACGTTGCTGGATATTCTAGTTCCAGTATAGATCTTCTGAATTTAGGTAAGAATGGTAGTCATACAATTGTAGTTTTTGCAACAGGTAATGTATCTGATGTAACGGTCCATGTTAATGGGGTGCCTACGAATTCTAGACTTAAAGCTGGAAATAATTATTTTAACGTTACGGCAAAAACAGTAACCTTTCAATATTATGGTAAATCGACTGGAACTAAATCCTTCCAAGTTACGTACTCTAAACAATAAGCCTATAGTTTTTTGAAAGTTTCACTAAGGTTATAAAATAGGTTTCCAACAGTTTAGATTTTACTTCTCTGTTGGGAACCTTTTATTATTCACATCTTAAAAATCCCTTTCAGTTTCACCATTTAATTATTTCTGTATATGGTTAACACTTGATAGCCCTCACTTTTAGTAGCCCAATTCCGTTACAAAAATCTCATATAAATCAACTTGGTTGCTGACATATTTCGTCAACTAATTTTTATTCTGTGGTTCCTGTCCACTCGCCACGCGCAATTCATCAGCCAATTTGCCCGATCCTAACAGCTACATCCTTCATCTCCACCTGCTGGGCCTGTTCCTTTGATGCCAAAGAGGTTGGTTCCTCGCTTGGTTAGTCCCCTTTCCCCCAAAGCTAATTCAAGGATTGCTTGAGCAATTGTAAGGGATGCAGGTATCTTTGTTTTCTTCATATCAGCTACAGAACTTGGTGCGATCTTATTTATAAAGTCTTGTGGTTTCATTGCTTGTTCCCTCCGTTGTCTGGTTTTACATAGCTATAAGCTCCCGAAGCCGTAATCCAATGACTACCGCTGATAGTAAATTGGTTTTTAATTCTCCGTTTGGAAGAAATACAAATAGAGCTGAAAAAGCCATTGCGACTAATGGAGCAAATTTATTCGGAACTCCAAACCCTTTACACACCAGTTAGCGCCGCAACAATTGGGGCTAATGTAGCGATATCAGTGGTCATCTCCATTCCTTATCCCACCTTTTCTTTTCGTTCTTGGACATCACTGCCAAGTTCTGCTAAACTCCATTCAATCTGTTGCAGGATAGTTGTATTTCTTTCGAGCTGAATCACCATTTTCTCGTTGTGTTTCATGAGTTTTGCTTCACGTTCTTTCCCATCTTTTTTGGTAGAAAAAAAGTAACCATACAAACAAAAGAGCAAATGGCCCCTGGGACATCACTGCCTTGTAATCATTTCTTCCATGCTTCCCTTCTCCTCATCACCCCCTAGGAGCAAAAGTAAAAAGGGAGCCGCAGCTCCCCATGAAAAAACGCCTTTTAAAATGAGAAGGCGCTATTTGTGGCTAATTCTTCGTACCCAAGTACAGTAAGTTGTCTTTTAACCTCAGGACGTATTTTAATCGGAACCTGAGGATAGGGTTTGTCACCATCCAATATTAGATATACATATATGGTCGCAAAAGTCATGATGGACTCACCCCCTTTCACTAGCACCCAAAGCCAAAAGAAAAACGCCTCTAAAGCTCTTCTAATCAGCTTCATTGGCGCTTCATTGACTTTCAACTTTATCTCTAATTTTTTGGGGAACCTACTCCAAAGTCTTGTCTCCAGATTTAATTAGTGAGCAGTAGATTGGTACCATTGAATTCATTAGGCATTACCTCCAGATGTAGTTTGTAAAAATTGTTCAAACAGCTCTGTTACGGCAATCATGATAGCTGTAATCCGCTTGTTCGATTCTAAATTTTGCTCGTATATGTCTGTGACAGTGAGCATTAAATCACGCTTTTCCTTTTCGAGTTGGTCTACCTGATCTAGCAGTGTCTTTTTCTCTTGCTCCAACTTTTCTTTGGCAGCACGCATTTTCTCTAAATCCGTCGATTTTGCTATTTCCAATCTATATCACTCCCGCTCCCGTTTAGTCGTAGGAAAAACCAAACGCATCAAATTCAATCGGGCCTAAACTGTCATCAGCACAAAGACAGTGATCTTCACGTTTAAACCCCAAATGAAGTAGCTATTGGAGCTTTATATGTTTTAAGGTGAGGATTCGAAAGTTGCGTCACTTGGATCTTTCGGAAACTACTACTGGTGGGGATATGCATTTACTATGACAGATAGGAATACTAGAGACGTAGCTAACGCTTGGGCACAAGCAGGGACAGTTACAGCAGGTGTTACTGCGATTTCTGGGTTGATTCCTTCTCCGCCAACAAAACTTGTACAAGCTATTTCATATGCTTTGTCAACTGGAATGGTAGCCATTGCAAACGAAATTAACCATAAAAATGAAGGTTATGGGGTTACAATAAACATTCATTATAACGGTTATTTCACAATATCGACAAATTCTAAAGGTACATGGTAAAATATTGATAAAATCAACATATACTACTCCATCAAGGTATTACAGAGGGGTGTTGACTTATCGTATTCGGTGTATTTAATATAATGCTGTTTATTATATTAATAGCTGCTGTTGTAACTTTATTCCTGTTAAGGTCTGTGTTTTCAAGAAACATAGCCTACATTGTTTTCTCTTTGCTTCTTATTTCGGTTTTAGTTTGGCAACAAATATCAATGGAGCATGCAAACAATTTGTTCGTTATTACTTTAAATTTTGGCTTTCACTATTAAAGTAATAGCTGACCAAAGAAAAGGATAGAACACTACTACCACAGAAATAAAAAAAGGCCTCTGACGGTTTATAACTTTCCGTCAGAGGCCTTTTCCGTTATCTTTCCATAGTTGTTAATAATAATTCAGCTCATTTTTTTCGTTTTGGGGAACAACCAATTTCTTCACTTGATTGCAATGTGGTGCTACCCCTAGTAGACGGATAATCAAAAAGTGACTTACTATATTTCAGTTCTAATTAGTGGAACTTTAATCTCTTGAACGACAGTTCCACTCCCGTTATTGTTTCGTAACTTTGAATCTGTGATGTCTTCAATTTTTAAAATGAAGTCCGTTCCATAATTAGATTTGAAAGTACCTTGGCCTTTAACGATTACATCTCTTCCACTAGGTTGAAAGTTTCTGAAATCTCCCCATCCTTTTTGTTGGCATTTGGTAAGTACAGCACCTATATTTATTCCTCCGCCATTGGGATAACCTGGTAAAACCCCCCAAGCTATACCCCCAACATTTGCGTAAAGGTTAGCTTCACCTGATATAGATCCAGTATTTAGGTATGCTAAAACTCTAAAGGTTTTACCTGCTGGTACTTTAATTTTTTGTGATGGGCTTTTATATGATACTTGTTTAGTTTTAGTATCAGTGGAAGAATTTTGAAAGTTATATTCAGTAGAAGCTTCCATGCTACCCTGAGCAATCGGGAATTTCATGGTAGCAGTGGTTTTGACTCCTAATTTTAATCCATGAGTTGTTGTATTTGAAGTGCTTTCCGTATAGGTATAGTTAAACTCTGGTGTTAACAGCTCTTGATCCATTGTTCCTTTTGAGTTATCTAATACGTTTTTTCCCGCATATAAAGGTGTCCCCGATACTTCGGTTGGACTTCCTTCTAATGTAGCCCATGCATTATTTACTTTATACTGTGAAATTCTTCTTTCGCCAATAACATTTTTAGGTGGTGTTAAGAAAACAATACCTTCAGTTGGACTATAAGAGAATTGTTGTTCATCACTGGGTTTGAAGTTAGTATTCCATGCTACATTAAGGGTTCCAGCTTCATTTTCTCTTGCCAAGTCCCGTAATCTTTCTTGAACATCTGTGGATGACGCATGAACAAATTGTGTACTCGAAAAAAGGAACACACTTGTAAGAATTAAACTTGCAAATTTTTTCATAAAAACCCTCCCGTTAATATTTTATTATGTGAATATATTCACATAATAAAATCATACAATTAAATTCCACTAAATTCCACTATTTTCATTATATAATCAGATATGTTCATAAATTCTCCATTTTTATAACAATTATTTTACAATTGGATTGTTGTTTATTTCTCAATGTATAATCTCTGTAAAATTAGGTTACACCCATAATAAACACAGACCGACTCTTTATTGTAAATAGACAAAACGATGCCTAGTTGTAAGTTCAAAAGGTTTTATTTGGAAATAAAAGTAAGCCTATGACCTGTTTTTACGTGTATCTCGGCTGAATCCCATTATCTCTTAGCGTACAGGAAATCGGCTTCTTCTTTATAAAATTTTGCTTAGCGTACGAAATTCGCATTTTGTTGGTGCTATCCCTGGTGCTATCCCAAATGTCTAACATCGTATCCAATGACTTATTATACTAGCCATCAAAACATCTCCTTAAATACGAATGTGTGTTCTTATTTTATTAGATGATGAGGAGATTATGCAATGGTTAGAAATGGTATTTACACCGAATGTAAATGAAAGAAGTACTGCCAAGCCTACACATGTTCACATCTTTTCAGGTGTCCTCTATATGACTTTCATACATAGTTTTAATATTAATATTTACATATTTAGATTTAATTAGTAATATAATTGGGAATTAACGGAAAATATGAGGAACAAAAAAATGGCCTTTAAAAAGCTTTCTATTGCTGTAGGGATTTGTTTAGTAGTATCTGGAGGGAGTTCTGTATTCGCAAAATCTCAGGATATGAATGAACCTACTATTGCACATGAAACAATAGGTGATTTGGAAATCGTTTAAAAAGTCTGGAATACTCCTGTGAATTATGATTATGAGGATGCTCTTGAAGAAGATAAGGAAACGAAATATACTCCCAAGGGTATTAGTCCTCAGTATGTCGATTTCAATGAAACCTTTTATGAAATTAGCAAAAAGGATTTATGTTTTGAAACAGAAGTAACAAATAGGGGTTCGGCAAATGACTCTGTTACAAGATCAGTTTCAAGAAAAACATTTGTTACCGGAAAAGTAGGCACATCAGGTGAAACAGCAGTTAATTGGAAGCTAATTCAAGGGAAAGTAGGAATAAATGCAGAGGTTGCATTTGGAAAGGAAACTGTTGAGACTACAACTTACACCTGGACCATCCCTGCAAATACTGTTACAACTATTGAGTACGGATCAAAAGCAGTAAGCACAAGCGGAAGTATAGTGAAGTACTTCCACGGGGAGCCAAAGAAAACCACTTATGTATACACCGATTACTCATATTCCGAGTATGCTGATAAAAATCCAAAAAAATTGAGGTAGCAAAAAAACTACATGAAAAGAACACCTATCATCCCAGCCGTTCTCATTGCTTCATTATTTCTGTTTAGTGGTTGTGCAGTAGATAAATCTCCGAGAAAAATAGACAAAATATCAGAGGAAACGATTCAGAAAGTATCCAGCAAAACCTATCAATCGATTAATGAGTACAGTAAGGAAATTGCTGGACAGCATCTAAAAACATCTGTACTTCAAATATCCCAAAAAGATACCTTGGCTGATCTTAAACTTGAAATTTCTATATCGGAATATTTAAGGGAAAAGATGGTGGATACTGAAAAACCTATTTATTTTACGTTTGGGGACGTATTGGGTAGCAAAAAAATAGGGCAGTTACTTGTTGAATCTCCTCCAGTTATTCAAATTGATTTGAGTAAAGGTAAAGAAAACACCTATACTCTTTCACAACAACTCAAATTAAAAGAGAAACCGTCAGAGGAAGAGAAAAAAACACTTTTAACTCCAGAGAATTATGAGCTACAAGTGCTCAATGAAGAAAAGTTAGCTGTAGCTGTTTTCATTGGATTGGAAACCCCAACTATTCAGAAATAAAGCGTGAAAACAAAAAAATAGCCCTCCGACAGAAAAATTAAACCGTCGGGGGGCCTTGACATTATCTTTCTCTCGCTAAATCAAAATAAAAGGGTAATTGCTATGAAGTTTGGAATGCGTAAGCCAAGTTTCAAAAAGCGTGTAGCAGCTAGGACAAGCCTAAAAAGACAGTTAGTACATCGAGCTGGATTGAAGATGCCAAGAGGCTGGGGATGGCTCAGAAACCCTAAGAAGTATGCTTATAATAGGGGTAGCGTCAGGAAAATGCGGATTTACAACGTTAAGGAAATTACAATCGAAGTATGTTTAGTTCTGATTCGTAGGTTTTCGAAAGTATTTCAACAACCATCTACAGAGCATCTTAAGTAGATCTTTTGCCATACTGTTACACTCCTTATCCTTGTGCAAGAGTGCTAAGCAGACGTTTTTTCATCATCTTTAAATTTTATTTTTTGTCAAGCATTATTGATGGCGAAAAGCCCTAAATAGCAAATAAAAACATCCCCAAAAATGATAAACCTAAATAAAAGAATGCTTCGTGTTTGATGACAACTGAAGATGATGTCATTTCATCTTTTTCGTTGCTATTTTTTTTCAAGAAGGCGTAAAAGAATGCTTTAAAGATGAAATATCCAATAATAGCGCCCAGTGTGTTCATAATTAAATCATCTGTCGTTGTGTTTCGACTTTGAGTAAACAACTGACTTAATTCAATACATAAAGATAACAAAAATCCCGTCAAGGCAACCTTTTTTATTGTTCGAAATTGTTTCCAAATCAATGGTAACAAGAATCCTAATGGTATCGTCATTATAATATTTAAAACATACGGCATAGTTACCTCAGAACTAGAGAATGGAACTAAATAAATTCGATTAAATTCAGATGTAGATGCGGTAACAAACCTTTGCACATCCCAAATTGTTCCTATACCTGTTACACCATAAACAACTGACAGATACACTAAAAAAATAAATACCCCTAAAAAATGCTTCCGGGAAACTCTTCCTTCCTTCTTCTTAGCCCTTAGAAAAAATATTTTTTGAAATATAATACATAAAATACATGTGCAAATAATGTTAATTAATAAATCCGTATGAACAACATACATAATACATATACGAGTATAAACATATAAATACTGAAATAGTGACATAATAATCCCCCTTGCTGAATCTCCTAACTTTACATTAAACCTATGACTTTATCATTTTAGAACCTAATTCAAGAAAATGTGGTCACAATCACTCCATCTATATTATCACCAGATATTTCATATTGTTCATTCGCTGGTACTTCAACTTCAATTGTCTCATTTTGAGAAATAGGATAATATGAAATTGTATATTTTTTCCCATCAACACTAACAGAAATGCTCTTTTCTCCTTTTGAATAATCTAAATATTCTTCCAAATCTAAATTCATTTCCCGTATAATCGCACTGTGAGGCAAGCCGACATAGCGAATATGCCAAGGTTCATATTGAATTCCTGTAACATCCGTTTTATCCAAGGGATAGCGTAATATAAAGCCGTATTTCCAAGAATTTTCTTCTATCCACTCTCCTTCAGGTGCTTTATCCATCTTCATTTGAGTAGATCCTACATCAAGTGCTAATCCTAAATTATGTTCGCTATGACCAGCTGGCAAAGCATAGTCAGCTCCCATCTCTTCGTATAATCTGCTTTACTCATCCAAGTCTCGATAACCACTGCTAATTAAAAAATTACTAACCCCATCCTCTTCGGCAGCAGCTATCATCTCTGAAAATTCTTTAGCTATTTCTTCTGACAATTTAATTTCGTTATCAAGTAACCCATACCCCTTCGTCAATTCTTTGTGCGTAAATAAATTTACAATATCCGATTTTATACCTGCTTGTTGAACAGCATATTCACTGTTAACCAAAAGCAGATTCCCTTGATAGATATGCTCTTCTGTAATCTCAATCTTTTGGGTATTTTCAGTAGCTGTATTATCATTTTGTTCATATATTTGATCCTCTACTTTATCTGGGGATATCGGTAATATATTAAAAATAAATACTAGAAATAATGCAAAAACCAATAAAAATCCCCACTTTTTCATTTTTAGTCTCCTCCTTGATGTAACTTGTTTATAGGATAGGAAAAACTTTTAAAATAAAAAGTGGGGTAAATATAAAATTTTTCTTAAATTTTTTACTTGGATTTTACACTTAATCTCTTTGGGAATCCTCCATTTGTAAACGGACTTCAAATATAGTACGTATTAAATTAACCTATTATGTATCAGAAATTTTTGAATCAACTATTTGATAAAGGCTACAGCAAACGTTCAGTTGAGTTAGTACACTCTACCATGCATAATGCAATGAGCAGAGCTGTTACATTAGGGAAGATTGAGAAAAATCCATGTATCGGTGCAACTATTAAAGGTCAACAAAAAGTACAGACTTTAAAATTTATGGAGTCAAAAGATATACCCTTTTTTTTGCAACAAGCTTATCAATATAATTACATCTATTGGATTTAATTCAAGCTTTTAATTGAGACAGGATGCGAAAAGGTGAAGCTGCTGCACTTCAATGGTCTGATATTGATTTAAAACAAATGACCATCAGCATCAACAAAACGCTCGATTTTTCTGCCAAGGATAGAAGTGAGCTATTTGGTGATACAAAGACCTATCACTCTGTTAGAACGATTCATATTAGTAAAAACTTAGTTAATGATTTGATCAATCATGCAAAATATCAAAATCAAAACAAGTTAGCGCTAAACGATCTCTACCATCACGATCTTAACCTGGTTCTATGTAGAAATGATGGGAGCTTTATTCCTAAATCTTCTCTATTCAACGCTTTCTCAAGGATTTTAACTAGAGCAGGCATCCTCTCAATGCCCATACATTCTTTACGACACACTCACGCAGTTTTGCTTTTAGAAACAGGAGTAGATATGAAATACATTCAAGAGCGTCTCGGACACGGCAGCCTTCGAATCACATCAGACGTATACGCCCACATATCTAAAAAAATCGAAACTGATTCGATAAGCAAATTCGAAGAGTATATGCAAAATATTTACGACTAATTGAAAAAAAAGTGGGTGTTTTGTGGGTGCGTATGTGGGTGGAGACTTTTTCAACCGTATAACCCCCAAACAAGAAAACCCCTCACGCCTACAGACGCAAGGGGGTTGCCACTTCTTACAGTGACATGTATTGGTTACGCTCCCACTCGTGAACACGTGTGCGGAACATACTCCCTCTAATCAAACAATATTTTTCAATCCAAAAATATGTGTTAAATCAATGTTTTACAGGTTCTGTAGTTTCAAATTATATCATCGCTTTTCAAAAAAATGTGGGCAAATTGTGGGCAATTTTGTGGGCAAATTTTTGAACATGTCTTATCGGACTTTTGGATACCGTTTAGTTGTATTTGAGAGCATACCCCGTTTTAAAATGAAGGGGGCTTATTCCTTTTTCAACTCCTCTATCTTCTCTATCCTTGAACATAGTTCATGCTGACAATCCGCGTCGTTCGTTATACTGGCGATCAAGGATAAGTTTTTGAGTTTTGCAATCTCCCAAGGTTGGAATGTGTTCCAGTTACCTTGTCGAAGAATATAAAAATTGACATTGTATTTTTGTTGCATAAAAGAAGGTAACTCCTGATCAGAGCTACCTTCTTCCAAAATGTTTAAATGGAGAAACTGACTGTACCATTAATTTCCTTAGTTGAAACTGTCCCTAGTCCCTCAATAAATATAACAAGATTCAATGTACCTTTAATGTAGGCTTTCCCGCCATTTTTTTTGGAGTTCAAATCTACATATGACCTTTTGCTGTTGTGGGTATAAGTGTTCAGTGGATGGAATCCATAGATGGAACTGTCTGTACTGGTACTTGTGATTATACCTTTATCATAAGTGACAGTAACATAGCCTTTAATCCACGAGATATAAGTATCACTTATAATTTCTTCAAATTCTCTAGTTGCATATGCGCCAATGCCAGAATTTTTCTCAATTTTACCAGTGGTGTGTTTATTGTTTTGATCGTCAAGATAGAACAATAAAGCAGCGTATTCATCTACATCGTTAACTTGAATACCTTTGTATCCTTTGCTTTTAGAACGGTCAAACTCATCCATATCAACTGTTCCACCATCCCCAAAGTTCGCGTTTGCACGGACTTCCTCATAAGTGCTAAACTCCCCTTTGTATTTGTCGATGTACTTTTGATAATCTTCGTCGATTACGTCTTTAACCGTTAAAACACCTTCGAGCTGAGTTTTGTTTGAGGTGTGTTCAGCGCTTGATACATTATTTGCTGATACGGCTCCTGGTAACGCTGCGGGCAATAATAAACCAACTGCCAAAACTAGACTAAAAAATTTTCTCATGAAATTACCTCCTAAAAAATGTATAATGGAATTCATTGAAACCGAAGGGAGTTGATACCATGTTTTCATTCGGATTCCAAATTTGGACTGGGGTTATCATATGGGTAGTTGTAATCGCGGTAGTCGTTTTGGTAATCAGAAAATATTTAAAAAACAAAAAATAAAAATTCCCAACAATGCAATCCCGCTTGCGAATGCAAAATATTTACATATTATTACTACTATATTATTTAATTGGTAGTAAAGGAATATTTTGTATTTTTAAATTAGAGAGCAAGATATTATAGACGTAACCAAAAAACAATGGAACCCTTTATTTATGGTTGTTCTACTTGTTTTTTGGTTTTTTACATTTCCTTGTTATGTTCTAAATGAATGATTAATGGATTGTCCATTATGTCAATTTTTATCTGAAAGCTTACGTATTTTTTTCAGATATTTCGTCAAACCTTAGTGCTGAGGTGATAAATCAGTGTTTGGGCTAGGAAAAAAAAGGACAAAGCTTGGAAAGTATCTAGATCGACGCGGAATGAAACAGGAGTGGCTTTCTTCGACTTCAAAGGTTAACAGAGATACAATTGGACAACTTTGCTCCAATGATGAAAAGCTACCAACAATGAGAACCGCTAAAAAGATATTGGACGCCTTACGTAAAGTAGATCCATCTGTGAAGCAAACCGATTTTTGGGAAATGTAAATAACCCCCGCCAGATTATCAATGGTGGGGATGTTTGCTGTATCCCTGTTCCACAGGCAGTGCCTTCTATAGCTGTAAGATTTCCTTCTAAATAAAAAAGCCGCCGTAATTGGCGACTCTTGATTAAAATACTCCTTCTAAATTCTCGCTTACCCAGTCTACGGCAACGTTAACCAAATATACCGCAACTGGGATCGTCATTAATACTAGTGCTATATTGTTAATTGACGAACGTAGTAGATCGAACATATAAACACCTCCTCTCGTCCTATTACTTTCGACATAGAGGCGCCTTGTTCCTCGTTAATTCCGACTATATTCCAGCGCTCGTAGCCCGAAAGGTCAGATCACCAGCGCCAGCCACGTCCTCAGACGCGGTTGGTCTTAGTTACGATTAATGTCCGGGGTCGTCGACATAGCCCAGGTCATCTAGCCAATCAGGTGCTGTCATATCGTACACTCCTTTACTTAGTGACCGGGGTCATAAGCATGCCCCGGATCGTCCGTATTATAATTACGTTGTACTGTCATACTCCGTAGCCTCCTTCGGTTTAAAAGCCGGGGTCATAGTCCCAATCAGTTATCCCTTGCGGATTATCCGTCCAATCATAAATCATTTCGCGAGTCCTCCCTTGTTCTAGTATCCGGGGTCTGCGTCCCAATCTGATTCGGCCATATTACGTAACCTCCCTCGGTCTAAAAACCGGGGTCCACGAACCAAACAATGATACCCCGCGGATCGTCAACCCAATTAATATCGTACATTATCTCGTTCCCTCCTATATTAATGACCGGGATCATCAACCCAGTTAGGGTCTGTACAACACTTCCACTCCGGAAAACTCTCGAAAGTCCAACCTGATCCGTTATGTGCGTTCATTCTATCCACCTCCTCGCCTACACCTTTCGACAAGGAGATTTGAAAATCCTTCCAAAAATACAAAAAGCCGCCGGTTTTCCGACGACCTACAGATTACTTTTTCCGCATCTTATACTGATAAACTAACGTATAAAGTCCGATCCCTATTGCGATAAGTGAAATCACGAGAGCTACCGTTTCCTTTTCGAAGTCCTCCGTTCATAGAGAAGGTTATCGCTTCAAATCAGTAGACCTATCCGTGAAGGTGTCACAGTCGTCCACCAATTCCTTAGCCTCTTCGATCGGGTCCATAGACTGATACCTTCCAGGTGCAAGCGGTTCTACAGCAAGAAACTCACCATAAACTTTTAACTGCTTATCTATCCATGCTTCCAAGTTATTTTCATCTACATTATCGGCGTCAACAACTAGTAATTCAGGGTGCTGTTGCAGGAGAAACGGTGCGCAAACCTTGATAGCTCTAGTTAGTTGATGTGTTACGAGAGACTCTCCTGTCATGTGGTTTAAGATGTCGTAAACCCCATCCATCCGTCTCGTTGATAAAAGCTTACCTGTTGTAACGCTGAGTATATCACTAATGTGGAACAACTTCATTACTACCTCTCCTTCCGGTGACTATATGAAGTGCTTATAAGAAGGATACCACGTTCCGTTAAACGTGACAATACATTTCGTGCTATTATAGTGCTAAATTGAGTAATGGAGTTGTTCGCGATGAAAATACATATTAAACTAGCCGATCTACTCAAAGAACGTGGAATCTCGCAACGAGAACTCTCACGTCTGACAGGCATACGTGTCTCGTCAATCAACGAAATGTGCAATAATGAAACTGTACGGCTACCACTCAATAATCTTGCGAAAATATGCGAAGTGCTTAGCATTGGTATTACGGATGTACTAGAACTTTCAGACGAACGTCTCTAACAAGCATATATGCAAAACCGTTTGAAAAGCTATTGTTAGGTGGAAACACCCCACTAGGCTATTAATAGTGGGGTGTTTGCTGTATCCCTGTTCCCACAGGCAATACACTATATGCAGTTATAAGATTCTCTGCTTAGGCTTCCACACTCACTACATCTTCTACAGGAATCCACCAAAAATCCTCATCATTCTTTAGCTTGATCTGTTTAAACGTTGAATCAAACCTATCTACCCATCCCCAAGCAGATTCTATCACGCCTCGGCCCTCTTTTGTTTCTTTCCACCAGCTAATGGTTAAGGCATAGTCATACTGACGTGAGTCAGATATCCTGTAGCAAAACTCGGCCAGCTCATCCTCTTCAATGATCGGCTTCTCGATCAGCTTCTTATCCTCATGATACTGACGTAACATTTCTACATGTTCTGGTAAGATGAATTTTGTTACAAGTGGGTCAAGAATTTTGCTAGCCATCAAAACATCTCCTCGAATACGAATACATGTTCTTATTCTATTTGATGATGAGGAGATTAAGCAACGAACAATTTTTGACTATCTAAATTAAAAAAGAAAATATTTTTTTAAAAATATACAAAATGCACCATAATTAATTACATATTTTTCAATTTATGTTTTGTTTTATGAAATTTAATCTCGTATAATGCAAATGTGTCGGCCGACATAGCTAATATTCTTGCAACATTTTTTATTCGTTATTCTTACATACACTCATAAAGGAGGTAAGCACTTTTCTCTTTCTACACAGATAGAGTATTAGTGTTAAACAAATGAACCTAAAGAAAATAGGATTATTCGCTTTGGCGATGATTATGACCTTGTTTAGTTTTCAAACGTCTTCGTTTGCAGCAGAAGAAATAGAATGGGTTAAAAAAGCACCAATGTCCACAGCTAAATACAACATTGGCAGCGTAGTATATGATGATAAGATTTATGTATATGGTGGAACTACCGGACCTGATTCCTTGGCTACTCTTGAAGTATATGATCCAGTAAAAGATGAATGGGAAACGTTCCCTAGTTCTTCTCAGGCTAGATATGGGATGGCATTTATAGAACACCAAGGGAAGTTCTATGCTATTGGGGGGGAGAGCAACTCTGATACTACTAATACAGTTGAAGTGTTCGATCCTGTTTCAAACAAATGGACATCAGCGCAGTCTATGCCAACATCTCTTCGTTTTATTAATGCTCTTTCTTTAGATAATAATATCTATACTTTTGGGGGAGTAGAAAAAGGAAATGAATCCACTAATTTAGTATACTCATTTAATCCTGAAACGAATTCTTGGATTTCTAAAAATCCTATGCCTTTTAAAGGATTTGCACGCCCGTTTGTTAAAAACGGTTCTATATACGTGATTCATAATAATTACGCTGAAGAAAAAATCACTATATATCTTTACGACCATTTACAAGATACATGGACACAAACAGATGAACTCTCTTATGAAATTGGATTCATTTACCAGTCATTAAACTTTAAAGACAATATTATCTTTATCACTCCATTAACAGTATCTAGTTATGATGTAAATACAAAAAAATTAGTTACGTTTCCTATATCGACTTTAAATAGAGATGGTTTTACTTCTAGCATTGTAAACAATAAGCTATATGTTATTGGAGGTGATCTTGATGATGGGCCCAAAACTTCAGATGTAGTAGAGTTAAATCTTTCTGATCTAATTAATCCGGACCCGACTCCAGATCCAGACCCTAATCCAAATCCCAATCCTAAGCCAGATCCGAATCCTAACCCTAATCCGAATCCAACAGGAAACGCACTTTTGGTTATTTACATGGATAGTGGTTTAATCAAAGAATATGAAATGACAAATGAAGAAATAAGAAACTTTACCGAATGGTACGAAGGTAGAGCAAAAGGAAACGGTAGAGAAGCATACATCGTTAATAAGAAATACAACATCGGACCTTTCAATTCAAGAAAAGACTTCATTAGCTACAGTCATATTGAAAGCTTTGAAGTTCAAGAATACAGTAGATAATAAGATACCCCTTCCTTCACACGGAAGGGGTTCTCATGTTTTAAAGGTAATTAAGAAGTTGTTTAAATAGCTAATGTTTGGTTGCAAAATTTCATGAAAATAAGCAAAATGGTTGCAGAGATGATTGTCAAGAAAAAGAATGAAAACCCTCCCGATTAAAGGAGGGTTTTATAGTTATTTATTTTGCGGTTCCTGTCCACTTGCAATCCTCAGCTCGTCAGCCAATTGCCCAATACGTTTTTTTCTAGTTGTGTCATTCCATTCATTTGCTGTATGCCATGCTGCCTGTAAGTAAACATCTATAATTTCGTTCGCTACCTCTGGTTTCATCGTTATTTCCTCCTTGTCATATTTCGCTAGACCATACTTTTCAATTAATCCAATTAGCTTACCTGGATAACCAGGATCAGTGGCATAACCGCCTTTGTGGATAGCATGGCAAGCAGACTTATAATCAGCACCTAGCACGCCATGATAGCGCGTAGGATTGTCTCTTGTGCCGTTTAGAATTAGCTTCGAATGGTCTTCAATAGACTCTCCCCAATTGTTGTAAGCTCTGAAATTAGCTGTGATAGTTGTCCATTTACCGTTGTAATTCTCTTTTGTAGGCATAGCGCAGACGCCCGCTGGCCCTGTTCCTTTGATACCAAAGAGGTTGTTTCCTCTCTTGGTTAGCCCACTTTCGCCCCAAGCTGATTCAAGGATTGCTTGAGCAATTGTAAGAGATGCAGGTATCTTTGTTTTCTTCATGTCTGCTACAGCACTAGGTGCTATCTTATTGATAAAATCCTGTGGTTTCATTGCTTGTTCCCTCCGTTGTCTGTTTTTGCATAGCTATAAGCTCCCGCAGCCGTTAATCCAACAACCACTGCTGTTAGTAGATTGGTTTTTAATTCTCCGTTTGGAAGAAAGACGAAAAGAGCCGAAAAGGCCATAGCGACTAATGGAGCGAATTTATTCGGAACTCCAAACCCTTTAGCCACACCAGTAAGCGCCGCAACGATTGCGGCTAATGTAGCAATATCAGTAGTCATCTCCATCATTTCCCCTCCTTGTGTCTCTGTGATCGCTCAGCTTTTGCCTTTAGTTCTGAGCCTACAAACTTCAAAATGGATGAAGGAATAAGCCTTTCAAATCCAGCTCTAGCAACGTTGGCCGTAAAGCTTACCCATGTGTGATAGATCAACCCAAATGTAACACCGTAGAAAAGAAAACCAGGCGTTTGCATTGCTTCGTCCATAAGGTTAGCTGCTATAGGAAGGAGTAAAACAATTAAAGTACGTGGTATCCCTTTCCTTATTCCGTAGTCAGAGGAAAAGGTTTGATCCCTCATAGCAGCCGCAATACCTGAAAACCAATCGAGTGCTATTAAGAAAAATAGCGCATTAAGTATTTTGTGACGATCGGAACCGTATAGAAAATCTACATAAGGGAGGATCGCGGCCCCTAACACAGCCACAACACCGTTCTCCGCTTTTATAAAAGATGGTAGCTCCCAAGTAAATCTCATGTGTCATGCCTCCTCACCCCTTAGGGTAATTAAAATTAGGGAGCCGCAGCTCCCCACGAAAAAACGCCTCTCCGAATTTGGAAAAGGCGTTTTATGATTCAGTTTGTTCAGCTAAATACTCTGCTACGGGAACCCTATAAATGTCCGGTAAAGATTCAATTTCTCTGCGACCGACTTTTACCAATAGGCTGTACACAGGAATCATATACGCTTTAACCATTTCTACTTCTCTCCTTCTAGTGTTTTTATTTTGGCTTCCATTCTAGTTACCATCTCTTGTAACTGAGCAATAGCTTCATAGGCTTCTATTAACTCTGGCGAGATTTTGCCTTTCTCACGCTCTTGCTCCAT